ATATTAATAATTTCTTTCATAGGTAATTCCCATACTGTTTTATATTTTTCCTTTAAATGTGGCGACAAATTTTGAATATGACTAACACTGCCTTTATTAGAAATAATACTATTTTTGAGCTCTTCATTCCATAGTCCTAATTTCAGCAAATCTTCTACTAAATATTTATTTACTAGCACAAAATCACCTGCCAAAGTTTTCCTGCTATAAATATTACTTGTAATAGGTTCAAAGCACTCATTATTCCCTAAAATTTGGCTTGTGCTAGCAGTAGGCATAGGAGCAACAAGCAAGCTATTACGAATTCCATAAGTCATAATATTTTCTTTTAACGTAGTCCAATCATAGCGCCCAGAACTAGGAGTAACATTCCATAAATCAAATTGTAGTTCTCCGTAACTCGCCGGAGATCCCTTGAAAGAGCTATATGCACCAATAAACTCGCTATCGAGATTGTCAATTTCTGCTTTAATGGGATTAACGCTAGCAAGTGCCTGTTCAATTAATTTGTCATTTTCTATAGCAATATGAATTGAGGCGTCACTAACATTATAAATATTGTATTCACGGCATTCGTCTTCTTCTGAAGTAAAGGTCCAATTATTTAAATAATATTGCTGTTTTAGAAATTTCATATATTTAAGTCGTTGTTTAGATAATAACATACTCTTTTCAAGTGCTGCATAATATATTGTTTCAAAGATTTTAATATTAATTTCTTTTGCTTGGTCTGAAATAAAAGCTAGGTCCATTTTAAAGAAAACGTCTGCTAATCCTTGAATTCCAATTCCAACGGGTCGATGTTTAAAATTAGATCTCTTCGTTTTTGGTGTAGGATAATAATTAATATCAATAACATTATTTAAATTAGCAACAACAACTTGCACAACCTCATATAACTTTTCATAATCAAAAGTCTTTGCTTCAGTAATATACATAGGTAAGCCTAAAGAAGCTAAATTACATACAGCGGTTTCTTTCGAGTCGGAATATTCAATAATTTCGGTACATTGAGAAGTAATTAGACCGTTAAAAATTCCAGCGTGTTTTAACTCCTCATTAAAGCAATATGTTTTGTCAATCCTTTTATTATCTACAACATTTGTAATATATATATTAGTGTCTTGAATAGCAATAGAAATTTCGTCTACTAACAATTTACATTTTTCACTAATTAATCCTAGTTTATTTAATAATAAAACATTTGAATAACTAATACTAATAAAATGATTATAATGATCTGTATAATTTAGCGCAACGTTTAGTCCACACGTTTGTAACATATATTTAATATTCATCATAAATTGTTTGCTATCATTATTAATAATAATTTTATTATAGCTGTTAATTCCAACACTATCTACAAATCCAGAAAACCACATTATTTTTGAATTTAATGAATAATTAATAGGAACAAATTGACCACCAATATTAAATCCAATAGCATAGGCATCTAATAGTACATTAGAATTACTAATAATAGGAAAACTAGATTCAATAATAATCATTCCATTTTTAAGGTCTTGTGCTTCAACTGTTTTAGTTGTATTTTGACTTTCATTTTTAATATAAAATTTATGATATTTAGTACAAGTTAATACACAACCATCACTAGTATGAACTTCTAGTAATTCACTAGAAGCACTTGTTTGATATACCGTTGTTTTACTAAAGCATTCTCCGTTCCAAACTTCTATTTCTTGATTTACTAAATCATCAATTCTTAAATGTCCGTCGCGTGTTAAAACAAGTGTTTCAGGAGCAACACATAAATTCGAGCTTTTAATTGTTCCAAGATTTTTCTGATTAGATTTAGCGTTTGCTGCATCTTTATATAATAAATAGGGCGTTCCTGTTTCCATTTGCGAATCTAAAATTTTAATCCATAAATCGCGCGCATTAATTTGCTTATTAAACTTGCCCTCATTTTCATATTTTGAATATAATTCTCTATAGGCTTCGCTATGGCAGTCACTTAGTCCAGGGCATTTATCAGGACAAAATAAACTCCATACTTTACTGCCTATAACTCGCTCCATAAAAAGGTCACTAATCCATAGCGCATAAAATAAGTCTCGGCATTTACTTTCTTCATCTCCGTGATTTTTCTTCAAGTCTAGGAAGTCTTCAATATCTGGATGATGTGGCTCAATATAAATGGCAAAACTTCCGTTTCTTTTTCCGCCCTGATCAACATAGCGCGCTGTTTTATTAAACACACCTAACATAGGTATTAGGCCATTTGATGTTCCATTTGTTCCTCTAATATATGCACCTGACGACCTAATATTATGAACGTGTAGTCCAATACCGCCCGACCATTTAGAGATTTGCGCGCATTCTTTAAGAGTGTTAAAAATACCTTCAATCGAGTCGTCTTCCATTGACAGCAAATAACACGAGCTTAATTGTGGTCGCGGTGTTCCAGCATTAAATAAAGTAGGAGTAGCATGAATAAAATATTTTTGCGACATATAGTCATATGTTTCTTTAACTTTATCCATATTTGACCCGTGAATAGTAAGAGCAACACGCATAAGCATATGTTGAGGGCGTTCAATAATAATTTTATTACAACGCATTAAATAAGCGCGCTCTAGTGTTTTAAAACCGAAAAAGTCAAAAGCATAGTCGCGCTCATAATCTATGAACGAATTAATAATTGCTTTATTGGTTTCTACAATATTCATAATGTTTTCGTGAATTAATCTAAAGCTATTATTATTAGTATCTCTGTAATCATACAGTTTTTTAATAGTTTCATAATAACAAGCGCTTGTATTTTTATGTAAGTTTGAAACAACAATAGCACTTGCTAATTTAGTATAGTCTGGATGCACTGAAGACATAGAGGCACATTGTTCAGCAGTTAATTCGTCGATTTTAGTGGTTTGAATATTATCATATAACTGATCAATTACTTTCATAGCTAATTGAGCAAAAATAATATGCTGCAAATTAAAATGCTTACCCAATGATTTGATGCGTTTCAAAATTTTATCAAATGAAATTACTTCTTTTTTTCCATTACGTTTGATAACGTGCATTTCTAAATCATTTGACTTAGTATTTCTCATAATAATATTAAATTAAGTTATATATTTATTATTAATTTAATTTTAAATGCTAATAATAAATATTTTACGGTGTAATTAAAAAATAAAATAAAATAAAATAAAATAAAATAAAAAATAATTAAGATTTTGTTATTTGTTATAGATTAGCATTTGATTAAACATCCAGATTTATAAAAATCGCCTTTTTCTTTATATTCTTCGTTTCTAGATTTTCGCTTATTATTTAGTCGATTTACATATGAACCATCATTTTTTTCGCTTACAAGAGCATTCCAAAATGTTTCGATATAAGGCTGAATATGTTTGAACCATAACTTATTTCTTAATACTAAAATACAACTAATAATTTCTAATTTCCAATATATATTTCTAACATAACTGTACTTTATATTTTTTTCAAGCATTTGATTTGTCCATTCAATATATTCGATGCTGTCTACATTATGTAAATTAAACGGAGCATATTCATAATGTACGTCCTCATTATTTATTGAGAACTGCATAATAAACCCGCAATGCTTATTAGAAGAAATATTAAGTTCATAATCTTCCTTATATTCTTCAAGGTCAGTATATTCAAGAAATTTCGTTTCTAAAAAATCACATTCATTTAAATCACATACTTCCATCTGTATTTGCATTTGTATCCAATATTCCATTTTAGGTATTCCATTAATCTCTCGCGACACAACATTTTTTATTTCCAACATTCTACCGTAAATAGCACTGTTTTCATCACAAATAATTCCATCGGGAGAGGCAGCAATATAACTATATTCAGAATGCGGAATACATCCAAATTCTGACACTTTTGTATTGTTTATGTGTTCATAATATAATACTGAAACAGGTTCATATTTTTGTCCCCAATGCATAGGCGAATTAAGATTATTATTTTTATACTTACTGGCATCACTTGGTTGACATTTTTCAATTATTAATTGAGATTGAGAACTTTCACTTATAAATATTTTATATATATTAGACGCTGTTAACGTGGAATTTCTGAAAACATACCATTCAGGAGTTCTTTGCTCGGGTTGAGGAATATTTTGTAATTTAAAAATTGTAGCTTTAATTTTATTATGATTAAGACTAACATTTCTAATATATGACTTTTTATATGATCTCTTAGGAATATAAAATTTGAAAACTATATTCTGACATAATTCAATAGTTAAATGTAATAAGATGATTGAAACGTCTTTGTCTATATTAAATAAATGAGCTAATAAGTCGGTTTCTATAAGATGCGCATAAAAGATATCATTTGTTTCCTCGTATATTTCATCATATAAATCATAATACATAGTTTGTAATAAATTTGAGTTAATATATTCCAACATAAATTCTATAATATTTAATAATAGTTCTTGGTAATATTCCATAATGTCTCTATTAGTTAAACATACTAAATCAGGGATCTTGTATTTATTAATCAAGTAAGATATATAATTAATATAATGTATATTCATAATTATAGTATAGTATAGTATACTATAGTTATAAACTATTATATTGTTTAAATTAATAATATAAACGTTAAGTCAATTTTAAAATATAAGAATTTAAAAATATTTTTAGTCATAAATTTTGATGGTTTTTGCTTTTGATTTGGTTTCCAAAGGTAAGCATTTTACAGTGGAAACATGCTTATCATCTTTTTTGAGAATAAAAACTCTTTCAATGTTATCAAAATGTAAATTAGGTATGTCGCTAATAAGACCGGTCTCTTTATCATAAATTACATCTTTAACTTTGCTTAAGGCTTTTCTTTCTAAGCATTTTAATAAATATTTTTGGCATTTGCTTGTTTCGTCATCGCTTAATTTAAACTTATTATGTAATGTATCTATATGTGCAATTAATTTTTTAATTTTTTGCGTTTTATCTAATTTACTCCAATTTTCTTTTTTATTTGCGCACGATTCGTTTTCTAAATAATTTGATAGTATATTATTATTAGTATTATTTATTTCGGGAACTATTTCTTGACCATTAAGAAGCATTGTTTTATATGCAATATTTTTTAATTCTTTACAATAGTCATCTTTATTTTTATTTTCTTTGATAGTATTATTTGGACTATTTTTATTTGCTTTTGTTTGCATTATATTAGAAATATTTGTCTCATTATTAGTATTTGATGTATCTGATGTATCAGAATTATCAATTTCAATAACATTTTTTTTACGCATAGGCATCAGTATTTTGTCTTAGTAATATATATAATTTTAATTTTATATATTAATCATATAATAATATAATATAAAACAATATTAATATAATATAAGTTTAGTAAGCAATGAATAAAGTAATTCAATATAGCTCACATAAAAAAATGGGCAGTAAAATGAGCGAATGCTCTATTGAGGAGTCTACGAAAAAAATAAATAATGAAAAAATAAAAAATGAGAAAAAATCATATATAGATTTATTAGACAAAGTGGGCACTAAAGAAGTTTCAAAAGACATAAGTAATGCTATTATTAGTATTTATGATAATTATGATATTCAGTTAGCATTAATACAAAAACTATATAAAGGCATCTTATTTTATGAGCAAAAATACTTTAGTCAAGCATTAAAAAATAAATTAGATTGTTATAAACAGCAAGATATTAAGAAAAAATATGATGACTATAATAATTTTATAACACTTGAAAATATTATAGAAAAATTAGTGACAAGCGAGATGTTATGCTTTTATTGTAACGTAAAAACGCTAATATTATTTAAAAATTCGAGAGAAGCTTGTCAATGGACACTAGATAGAATAAATAATTACGATGAGCATAGTAATAGCAATACAATAATATGCTGTTTAAAATGTAATCTACAAAGACGCCGAAAAAATAGCGCAAAATTTAAATTTTCTAAACAATTAGAACATAATTTAATAGTATTAACAAAATTAGACTAACCAATTTTGAGAATAAATAAAATTGACTTATAAATTAAAATAATAGCATTAGCACTTTAAAGAATACTATGACTACAAGATCAATGATTAAAAAACAATCAGAAATCAATAAGATTTTTGAAGTATTAAAGACTTGTGCTATTTCAAGCAATGATTACGTTTCTTCAAATGAAGCATTTTTCAAGAATGATAGTGATCGTCAACCATTTCAGCAATTTAATATGTTATTTATTAACGCGCAAATACCTGAAGGTTTAAATAGAAATATTAAAGTTATATATCAATTATTAGGACATCAAAAAAAGAAAATTTATTACGGTCAATGGACCATTATGAGTGTAGATGAAGCATTGAAACGTTATAACGAATTAGTAAGCCAAGGGCAAACCAATGTTTTTGATATTGGGTATAAATATGGAGGTATGGGATATATTGATGTATTAAGTTGTGATTTGACAAGCCATTTGCTATTTTATAGAGTTGATGGTGGGTCCAATGATTATGATAGATTATATAATTTAAACCAAGTAATTAACGACGGGTCACGCCCTTATGACAAATTTTATTTTAGTACTTGGTTTTATAATGTTTAGTAACGTTCTTATGAGTGTATCTTCTTGGCTTTCGTGATTGTAGCTTGTGCGATCTTTTTTTATTATTGAAACCTAAACTACGAGTACGAGTACTAAAACCTCCATATAGTATTGGTGGAGGTGGAATATATAGTTGAATATAGTATAATAACTGGTTAAATAGAGGTCCGGCAATTTCTGTAGTGAAAGGTACAATAACAAAAATTTTGTCACCCGCACCTCTGTAAGGTTTGTCGATTGTATCGGAAGGATATTCAGTACAACATGTTCTAGGCGCAATACCACGATAGCTGTAGATATACCTTTCAGTTGGAGAACGTGTAAGAACTATTTCACGCAGTAAGTCATAAGAATCATTAAAGTCTCCTCCAATAACTGTTGCTAATCCGTTATAAGTACCACCTAAATCACTTATAGCTGTTTGCATATATTGGCTAATTACAGGTCTGAGACGCGTGTCTATAACTTGTGCAGCATTAGGGCAATGTAAGTTAAGTAAGTTTGCGCGTGTAGTTGTTCTAACAAAAGAAAAGTTTCTGCCACTATGGAAACCGTCGCCTCTGTAATAGTTAACATGTAATCCAATATCATGCCCGTAAAAATCCGCAAATGCTCCTAATCCTGATTCTGGTGTATTCTTCCATATTGTTAATACTGTTGGGTATACTACTTTTTTAAACATTTGCTTACGTACAGAAAAAGATACAAAACAATATGATCCAAAGGTACCGGTCCTATAATATGAACCCAACAAACCAACTGAACCAGGTGAACCAGGTGAACCAGGTGAACCAGGTGAACCAGGCGATCCGGGCGAACCAAGTGGACCAGGTGGATAGCAATTAGTAGTTACTGGAGGACCAATTGTAATTGGTCCTCCATTTAGAAGTTCCAATAATGCTTGGAAGCCTCCTAAAAATTGTCCAGTTGCTGGATCAAAACTGTTTGGACCTCCATCACGCGGCGTAATATTATCTCTATCATTCATTTCTTGAAAAAACATTATATCTGGTGCTTGTGTGTCAAAAAAATGTTTTACTAAATTAGCTGCGTTTTTCCAATATTCTCTTTTATCGGTGCCTTTTATTTGTTCAAGAAAGAATTTTTCACTTCCATATGGGGTTATAGGACCTAAATCACTTACAAAACTCATATTATAACAAAATCCCGTTAAGAGTATTCCTTGTAGGTCAAATTTCATAAAAATAGGCTTATGGTCAGATGTTACTGAATAAAGAGGAGCCGCTCGTGGTTTTGATACAATTCCTTTTGTATATGCCGCTGAATCTTCTGAATCACCTGGTTCACTTGGACTTGTTGGACTAGTTGGACCAGTTGGACCACTTGGACCACTTGGACCACCTAGAACACTTGGACCACCTGGAACACTTGGACCACCCGGAACACTTGGACCACCTGGAACACTTGGACCACTTGGACCACCTAGAAGACCCGCATAATCTATATCATCTGAATCACCTGAATAAAATGAACCAGGACTTTGTCCTGGAACTTGTGGTGGTGGCACGGGCATTAATGGCTCTGGAAACGGTAGTCCTGGAGCTTGTCTTGGTTGTTGCTCTTTTAATGGTGTTATTTCGTCTAATTTTCTCTTATTCATAGCAATTCTACTAGCAAGTATAGCAGAAATTCTATCTATGGAAGGATTTCTCTTACTGGTCGTAGGAGTTTTTTTTCTAGCAATTCTTGCAGAATTAGGCATGTATCTAGCTATATAATTCTTACTTTGTTCATTTAAATTGGTGAGACTTCTACCGATTCTCTTAGCCATCTTATTCGACATATTGCGTGTTACTAATTTATACATTCTATCAGTAGACATTCTCTTTCTACCTCTTCCTATTCTCTTACTGGCTGTTATCTTACTAGACATTCCTCTTCTCCTACTTATCATTCTATCTATTGGTTTCATTTCATTTATACTAAACACCGAATCACTCATTATAATATATTATATAATATAAAAATATTATATATTATAATATATAAATGGCTAAAACTAGAAGAGTGAAAAAAACTAGAAGAGTTGGAGGGCTTTCAAAAAGGAGAGGTCGCGGTAAAGCAGATGAATTACCGTTTTTAATTAAAACTATGTTAAATAATGTTAGTTTAAGAAATAATGGAACTCAATTTTATGAAAAAGGTATTGTTGAAAAAATAGCTGCACATTTGCCTAAAAGAGATGTAAAAGGAGCAATACATAGAGCAGATAAAGCCGAATATGAGCGTCGAGTACTTGTTGCTATTCCTTTAAATGAAAAAATATTGAAAGAGCAAGAAGCAGAAATAAAACGTTTAGAAATGTCGGGTATAGATGGCCCTGCTCAACGAACGCGTAGTAAAGCAAAACCTGCTACAAATCCTGTGCTAGAAGAATTAAGATTAGAAGCATATCATACTAGATGGGTACTTATGCAGTTACAACATATAGCGCAACGAATTAGAGAAGGTAGAAATAGTGTTCCTGACGGCTACAGGGACTATGGTGAATTTCTTAGAGGTAATCCCGGATGGGATATGGAGCGAATGGGATATGTAACACGATTTAGACCACCTGGTTACGAAATTATGATGAAACAAAGGGTGAAGTCTAAAGCTAAAGCCTAAATAAAATATATTATTTTGTTTTTATATATTTTTTATATAATATTTAGATATACTATATAATGGTTAAAACTAGAAGAGTGAAAAAAACTCAAAGAGTGAAAAAAACTAGAAGAGTTTCGAGAAAAAAATTGAATTCAAAAAGGCGAGGTCGTGGTAAGGTACACGAATTACCTTTTCTAGTTAAAACTATGTTGAATAATGTTAATGTAAAAGCTAATAATGCCGAGTTTTATGAAAAGGGTATTATGGAAAAAATAATGACAATGGTTCCTAAAAGGGATGTAGTTAAAGCCCTAGCAACTAAAGCACTTGCAGATAGAGTTAAAGCAGACAAAGCCAAAGCAGATAAAGTGAATGCAGATAAAGCCGAATATGAGCGTCGTATTCTTGCTGCTCTTCCTTTAAATGAAAAAATTTTAAAAACGCAAGAAGCAGAAATAAAACGTTTAGAAATGTCAGGTCTAGATGGACCTGCTAGGCGAACGCGTAGTAAAGCACAGCCTGCTACAAATCCTGTGTTAGAAGAATTAAGATTAGAAGCTTATCATACTAGGATGGTGATTATGCGACTACAATATTTAGCACGAGAAATTAGAGAAGGCGAAACTACAGTGCCTAACTACTGTAAAGATTATTCTGAATTTCTTAAAGGCATGCCTGGCTGGGATATGGAGCGAATGGCATATGTAAAAAGGCAGAGACCACCTGGTTACGAAAATTATGATAAACTTAAAGCTAAAGCTGAAACCGAAGCTAAAGAAAAAGCTGAAGCCGAAGCTAAAGCTAAAGCTGAAGCTAAAGAAAAAGCTGAAGCTAAAGCTAAAGAAAAAGCTGAAGCTAAAGAAAAAGCTCAAGCTGATGCTAAAGCTAAAGCTGAAGCCGAAGCTAAAGCCGAAGCTGAAACTAAAGAAAAAGCTGAAACTAAAGAAAAAGCTAAAGCTGAACTAACAGAAGATATTGCAAAACTAAAAAAATTAGCACTGGAGCTATATAAAAAAAGTTCAGCAATGAAAGCGCGCGCAAAGGCAGATTTAATTCAAATGGCACGTAATACTGATAAAGAAAGTATGGAAATAATGCTTGAAAATAATTTTTACGAGTTAACTGATAAACAGCTTGAAATATGGATAGCTAAAGCTAGAACTAAAGCTAAAAAAAGCTAAAACATAATAGTTACTATTTATATACTTTTTTTATAATATATTTAGTAATATTATATAAATGACAAAGTCACGAAGAGCAAGACATAACAAAAGACGCGCTGGAGTAAAAAACAATACATTAAAAGCACAAAAGAAGGAAGAAGCTCTAATTCTAAAAGAACTAAAGGCACTAAAAGCAGCACAAAAAAAGGAAGAGGCTCAAATTCTAAAAGATGTAAAGGCACAAAAAAAAGAAGAAAAAGCAAGAATTAAGGCTTTAAAAAAGACTAAAAAAGCACAACCTAAAGTAGCGACATCTGCTGATGTTGAAAAATTAGCGCTGGAGCTATATAAAAAAAGTTCAGCAATGAAAGCACAAGCAAAGGCAGATTTAATTCAAATGGCACGCAATACTGATAAAGAAAGTATTGACATAATGCTTGAAAATAATTTTTATTGGTTAATTAGGAAAGAGCATGATCAAGTATGGCTAAATAAAGCTCGAGCCAAGCTAAATAAATAAATAAAGAGCTAAAGATTATAATGAATTCAAATAGTCATTAAATAATAAGTATTTATATTATATAAAAAATTATATAAATACTTATATAATATCAATTTTAATAACGCCATACTGGGCGTTTTTTAGAGGTTGTTTTTTTCGAAGACACCGCATTTGATATATTTGATGCAATTTTTTCTATCATATTATTTGTAATAGTTTTAATTGGTTCTTGATATTTTATTAACTTGTTTTTTGGTGACTTTGTTTTTGCTGAATTAGTTTTTTTTTTATGGCATTTATTGTCTCTACATTTTCTTGTTCCTACTTTACATCTTTTTATTAGATTTTTTCTTGTCCATAATGATTTTCTATAACATTTTTTATTTGCAGAACAACGATGTCTTGTTTTTTTGCATTTATTATTCATTGTTATATATTATAACAATATAAAAAAATTAATAATAATAATAATAATAATATAAGAAATTCATTATAAATATTTCTAAATATTTATAATATTTTATTATTATTGAATATTTTAATATAAATATTAGAATAGTCTGTATTATAAAATATATGTCATTATATATAGATACACAAAGCGATGTATTATTAAATAAATTATTAAAATTTTATAGCGAAAATACTAATTTTGATAAAATGATTAATATTATAAACGGGTCATCAAGCATATCTCTAAGAATAGTGGACTGGTTTGTTACAAATTACTCAAAAAAGAATTATATACAATATATGATAAGCAAAGATAACAAAATGGAAAAGGTAAATGTATACAATGATTATAAGCTTAAACTGAAAGCATATAGCAAAAAGAAATTTGATCCATTTTGTAGATGGGATAGAATTAATGTTCCATATAAAGAGGATAAGTTCATTCAAACAACATTAGGACAACTAAACTTTTTTAAATGGACTATAGAAAATCAAATATTAGAATATATTGAACAAAATTATAAAATAATTGAAAATGATATGAATTTAAGAAATTGTTGTTCTAAAGTAAAGAATTCTTCTATTAATTCTACAACGTCTACATCATCGTGTGAAAGTAGTGACTCTTATACTTCAAATTCTTCATTATATAATAATAATAAGACACGTAAAAAACGCGAAGAATTATCATCTAACGCATCAAGGTCAATAAATAAAGAATTTATAACTACAACTGTAGAGTTTCGTTAAATAAATAATATAAAATTCGTAACAATATAATAAGTAAACAACACAGTTATATATTAACTATGGGTAATATTAGTAGTGTTAATAAAGTAAATTATGTTTATGTACAAAAATGTATTCATAATAGTAGTGAAATAATATTACTAATTAATACACTTTCTTATGATAAACAAGAATGTTTAATAAAAAATACTGTTGTTGCGTCTAGTGAAGAAGAAATAATTAATAAATATTTAAAAAGTAATAAGTCTATAAAAATTTTAATATATGGAGAAAATTGTATTGATAATAAAGTTATTGACAAATATAATCAATTATATAAATTAGGTTTTATTAATATATATGTGTATTTAGGGGGTATTTTTGAATGGTTGCTATTGCAAGATATTTATGGTGATGAAGAATTTCCAACAACTTCTAAAATAATTGATCTACTAAAATATGGAGGGCGTCATAGAGAAACAAAATAAGCAATTTATTTAGCAAGTTATTTAGCAAGTTATTTAACAAGTTATTTAGCAAGTTATTTAGCAAGTTATTTAGCAAGTTATTTAACAAGTTATTTAGCAAGTTATTTAATAATTTAGCAATTTATTTAGCAAATTATTTAACAAATTATTTAACAAATTATTTAACAATTTAATAAGTTATTTAGCAAATTATTTTATTAGTAATTAACTAACTAATAAAATAATTAAATTACTAAATTTTTAAATATAATATATTTAATATATATATTAAATTATGGGTTTTTTAGATGGTCTTATGCAAGGAGGAACAGCACAAGAAGTAGGTCCTGTAGCGTATGGTGGTCAAGATGATAATGCTGGTGTAGAGGCATCTTTAAAAGCATTAGACAATATAGCACAGCCAAGTTCGGGCGGTAGAAGACGTAGAAAATCTTCAAAACGTCCAAAACGGCGGTCTCGCTCACATAAAAAATCGCACAGAAGAAGAAAACATTATGGTGGTAAATCACAATCGCAAGAAGAACAAGAGGAACAAGAAGAACAGGAAGAACAGGAAGAAGAAAATCAACGAGAGGAAGAAGAAGATGAAGAAGAAGAATTAAGCGGTGGTAGACGGAGAAGAAAAGGTCGTCGTGGAAAAAAAACACGTGGCAAAACAAGTTCTTGGATAAAGCACGTATTACATTATGCCAAGACACATAAAATGAAATATTTCCAAGCTTTAAAAGATAAAAAATGCCGTTCCACATATAAATCTAGCAAAAAGTAAGAAAAGCAAATTATACTTTTAACTTTCAATAATAATCATTATTAATAATTATTATTGAGCGAATTATTTAGCGAATTAATTTATATTTTTTCTGCGTTTTATTATTTTTATATTTGATATGCATACATTTAGTATATAATATATACTCTTGTAATAATGAATTCTTTATGGTTCGCACCTTATCTTTAAGCTGTTTCATTTTATCTTTTGCTTCAGCTTTATTTTGCTTATAACCGTTTATTTTGTCTTCGAAAGATTTTATATTTTTCAAAACGGCGTCTAATTCGTCAGTTATGTGTTGAGGGATTTCTTTATTCTTAAACGGAAGTTTTTTAGATTTATATTCAGATTTTTCTGCTTTAATTTTTGCTCTTAGAGAGATTATGAGCTCTTCTATGTCTTTTTCAATAGAATTTAAATTAGCATTTAAATAGACCGCATCTCTCAAATCTTCATTTTCAACGTGGCTCATTAATATAGGAACATTTATCATAATAGGTTGCGCAAATTGTGTAGGGTCTTTCTCTCTATTTAAATAGCTAATATAGCCAGATAATTTATTTGCCAAGACTTTTAGACCGGTTTCACTTAGTATATTTTGTGACGTCATATATTGCTTTTTAAACTCTTCTTTATTTGTAGTAATTTTTTCACTTTCATTAGTCATAAATAGGTTTGTTAAAGCAAACAATTCGAGTGGACTATTTGTAAAAGGGGTAGCAGTCATAATCATTAGCTTACACGAGTCGGGTCCAGAAACTTTATAACTATTACTTATTAAATTTTCCATAATTTCCATATTAGGTCGTTCGCTAGCCTTTAAATCTCCGCCGTATAATTTATGTGCTTCATCAATAATAATGAGTGTTTTATGTAATAAATCACGTGACCCATTTCGCTCGAGTAATATATCGTAAATAGCATTTTTACCAGCTAATAAATTACTAAATTGCTTATATGACATAGGATCTAACCAACTATTCGATAAAAGTCTTTTTCGTTCGCTCAAATTTTCAGGAAGTATAAGACCCTTATTTATTTCGTCAACTAATATTACGTGACATATTTGGTCAAAAATATTTTTCCATACGTCTCCTTTTAATGTTGTTCGTGTAACCCATAATATTGAATAACCGGCTTTTTCGAAACTAGACGAAGCAGTAGCAACACCTGTACAAGTTTTACCCGTTCCAACAGAGTGCCAAAGAAGGATTCCTTTATATGGTGACTCAGGAGTAAAATAGTCTGCTATAAATGTTTGAGTAGGATTTAGCGTAATAGTATTTGCAGAACTCGCATTATTTGCTTTAGGTGCGTCAACGCATTTATTTACAACATCAATAGGGTCCCAAACAAATTCTTTAGAATTATAATTTGTTATAATATAATCTCTCATTTTTATAAAACTCATTTTGGTAAATTTATTTTTATAACTCTTTTTAGAAGTTGTTTTTGAAGTTCTTACAGAGCTCGATTTAGATTTTGATGTATGCTTATGTGAGCTAGTTTTATATAAAATCATTGGATACTTAATATTTGTAGAATCATCTTCATTATTGATTACTAGTTCTAAAGCAAGCAGATCTTTTTTAATATCTAATAAATTATTATGCTTCTCAATAATATAGGGTATTCTAATATAACGCTGTGACCACTCTAAATTGACATGCTTACAAAATTTATTGTCCAAATCTTTCATATAATTACATAAAAATTGGCGAACATTTGCTTTTGCGTTTATTAATAATTGCTTGGGATGATTGTGCTTCTTATACACATATTTCATAAAATCGATACTAACAGGAATATCATTTGTGCTTTTTTTACCGCATTTACCCATACATTTTATATTATCTATTTTGAAAAATTTGGAATTGTCACTTTGTTTCTTAAAGTTGGGCTCGCCCGCTCCTGCTCCTCCCATTAAATAAAAGTCTTTTTCCATAAACTCTCTATTTAAATCATTTGCCTTATGTATATTTTTGGTTAAGTAATAGTCAACAGCTAATAATGGAGCTAATTCGTATAATTGTTTTGATAATTGTATCATTGCACTGTCAAACTCGCTATAATTCATAGTGGAGTCATTATATTTTTCTACATTTTTAAATAATAAGATGTCTTCGTCTTTATTATAACTTTCAAAATTATTTTCCATTAAGGACCTATTAGCGTACATTGTATCGCTTGTTATTTCGGGGATAGTTAAATAATAATTATAAACATAGAGAGGCCAACCAATATTTTTTTGAAATTCTAATCCTTTTTGCCCACACGTTCGTGTTGCGCGGCCAACTGTTTGTTTAAGGTCTGCTATTGTTATAGATGGTTCAAAAATATGGACATATTTTACATCAAATAAATCGATACCTTCTTTAAAGCCGCTATCAAGAATAATTAGTCGAACATTCTTTCCGTGTATATTTGCTGGGCGCTCATTATACATTTTTAATACTTCTTTTTTGATTTTTTCATTAAATGTTGTACCATAAACACTATTAGAGCTTAATAATGCAAAATTTTGATAATTAGACTTTTCAAGATCTAAATATAGCTTTGCGTTTATTTGATTAGACACCTTTTTGGATTTAAGTATGTTATTATAACCATTTGCTTGAAACGCTGATGCAATTATTTTAGCTCCGTAACCTCCTTCTTTAACATCAGAAAATATAAAATGTTTAAATTTTTTACCATGATATTTTACATCTTGGGCGTCTAGCTCTCTAATATTATTTAATAATTGAACCATTTTTGGAGAGGCTTCAGCTAATTCTTCATTTAATTTTTTAGGGTCGTAAGCCGTTTTGTCAAACTTATGGTAATTTGAGATTTTACTAAAATTAGCTGTTTTACGCATACAAGTAAAGATTTTTGCTCGCTTTTTCCTAGTGTTTTTTCTAATACCCGTTTTCTCTTTATTAGACTTTTCTTTATTAGCTTTTTTTGCAGTGCAAGTAACATTATTTTTATAACATTCCAATACTTTAATAAATTCGTCGCGGTCAATTGTACCACCTTTATCAGGATGATTTTTTTTTAACCAATCTCTTATTAATGATTTATCATTTAAACCATATTTACACATAATTTTTTCACATGACATAATATTATTAGTATATTATATTATAACAATATTATAAAATAATATACTAAAATAATATAAAAATAATACAACTTAAGATTGCTAAAAGGCTTTATTGTATATGCAAAAAAGTTCGCCCTATTTTGCTTGTAGCAAACATTCCACAACCTGACGCTATTTGTAGATAAAATATGTTGGTTTTCTTGGTGCAACAAACTAAATAACCAGATAAAATTATGAAAGCAAAGAAAAAGAACCAAAATAGACGCGTATAAAAATCCATAATATATTTATAAAAAGAATATAAAAACATAAAATCAACATTAATATACGTTAAAATAATTCAGCAACAGCACCAAGTACGAATTTATATTCTTCTTCAATCATAGTATAATGGTCTAAATTAGTTATTATTTTCCAAACTATTTTATATTTTCTTTCTAATAATTTGGAACATTTTTTTTGATATTCTAAATTATAGATTTCATCATTAGTTCCGCTATAAAAAAATAATGGTGTGGTTCTATTTTTTCTTAATCTTATATATTTATACATATATAACGATTTAATACAAAATAGTCCTCCTAATGGATTAGGTAGTTTATTTAATATATTGAATAATAATGTTCCACCTTGAGAGACGCCTATTATAAATATGCTTTTATAACTCTTTAAAATCGCAGCTTCACTATTTATAATGTTAACTAATCTAGATGTTTGCTCATTAAAGTCGTCAATACTTATTTTGTCGACCTTATTTAAATTATTATAACAACTATAATAATTATACCACGACCTAACGTTATATTGCTTATTATTAGGATAGTCAATAGTCATTAATGGCGATTGTGGCATAATAATCTTACAATGTTCGATTATATTATTATAATTTGTAGTACAATAGTCTATATAATCATTAAAATAACACACGTCTGAATACATAGGATGTAACATAATAAGACTATATTTATGTGGTCCTTTATGACTAATTATTTTACAATTATCATACATACTATAAAAACATATTATTAATAAGCATAAAAAATAATATAGCTAATTTTGCTAATCATTATACATATTTACGCAACCAATCTTCAGCTGACAGTTTTGCGCTGTCGCTATAATAAAATTTAATTAAGTTTCGTAATTGGTGAGTTGGTTCATCATTTAAACGTTCATCTGATAAGTCTGTATCTCGTGTAGTAATTTTTTCCCAACTATTTCTAAATTTTTGTAAATTCTTTATTAACTCTTCCCGCGTCATTGAACTTATTGGTTTAGTTAGTGGTTCATACATTCCCCTATAATTAGTAATTGGTTTATTAATTCTATCATTTATGAGTTTTGTTGCTTTTTTTTGTTGATCTTTATCTAATAAATTATAAATTAATTCTAAATCCTTGCTTTCGATTAAAAAATTGCTTACTCTAACTAAACCTTGAGCCATCTTTTCTTTTGAACCACTTGTTGTTACATTATATTTTTTAAGTAGTTGTCTTAATTTATCTACTGAAATGTCGTTTTTTTTGCTTTTTTTGATTGTATATTTTTTAGTTTTGCTTGTTTTGCTTGTTTTCTTTGTTTTATTCACTTTAGACCACCGCTTACTATTTTTTGTTTGTATTACTACCCAATTATTACCATCGTTACCGCGCTTTTTTGTTCCAACAGGAAATGTAGTCGCGCTCTCAGATGGTCCTTGTCTTGTCATTCTTATTCTTATAAAATAATCATAAAAAAAAATTATTTTTATGCATTACTGCTAATTATTATACATAATTACGCAACCAATCTTCAGCTATGAATTTGGCATCATCACTATAATAAAATTTAATTTGATTACGTAGTCTCTGTATTGGTTCAGTATTTAGACGTTCATCTGATAGTTCTCCTTCTTTTAGTATTTCTCCTTCTTTTAGTATTTCTCCTTCTTTTAGTATTTATTCTTCTTTTAGTATTTCTCCTTCTTCCTGCACGTTGTTCATTTATTGTATGTATAAATGATTTAGCGTTATTCTCTGCCTCATTTGCGTTATTCTCTGCCTCACTTGCAAATGAGGCAGCCAGTCTATACTCATCTGAATCAGGTTTTGCTTCATTTAATCGCACAATCGCATCATCACTGATTGCTCGTGCTAGACGTGCTTTCGCATTTGCCTTATCCACTTCTGTTGCAGAATCACCCAATTCTACCATTGCGCTTCTCATTTCCTGTACTTTTCTAGTTGAAGCTTGCCTAGCAGAGCTATGATTTGGTCTATACATTTTATATATATAACTTCTAAATAAAAAAAAATACTTCTAAATTAAAAAATACTTCTAAATAAAAAATAATGAACAAAACACTTTATATTTACTTCGTTTTTATATTTACTTCGTTTTTATATTTACTTCGTTTTTATATTTACTTCGTTTTTATATTTACTTCGTTTATAACGTAAATATAAAATCATATACTTTTCTTGTTACTTCATCATAAAAATTATTGTCTATAAATTGGCTTGTATTTGTTTCTTCGTTTCCGTTAATGACTAATACTAACCCTTCTTCAATAGCAACTGGGTTATTTAACCATATATCGTGATAATGATGACAATCTTTTAAATATTGAATAGGAATAGTTTCCCCCAGGCGACCCCGTTGTTGCACACGCAAATCACAAATTTCTGGACACGTTCTAATATAAACTATTTTTAAATCCTGAAAAATAGTTTGAAACTCATTAAACATTTTCAAATAAATTAAATATTCAATAAGGGTCATTTTATTAGCATTATATAGACTTTTTGCAAATACAAATTTGTCTGTATAAATGGAGCGCTCACTAATAATAACATCATAATCTTCTTTTAGTGCTTCCTTCAATAAAGACAAACGAGTGGTATACGCCATTACTTGAAATGCAAAACTATAGCGCTCGTTGTTTTCATAAAAGTGCGTAATAATACTTTTTCCATTAGCATCTCCAATTGATTCCCAACTTGAAACTGGTTCTTGTAAAAAGCAAATCTTACAATTGTTGCCTTTTGAAGCGCAATAATTAGCAAAGTTTTTTTCTAAATACCGCATAATGCTTGATTTCCCTGAACCAATATTTCCATCAATTGATACAATAAGAGGTGGCATTATTTAGTAAGTAACTATTATTAATTAATAATGTATATTTACTAATAATCAATTTTAATGTTATTCGTTTTTTCGTGTTTTTCTAAGATTTATTTGCCCTTTTTTGTTTTTTTTTGTTTTTTTCTGTCCCCCTTTTTTGGATTTAGATTTAGATATAGGTAACAAAGGTTTAGGTGTCAGCTTGTCTCTTAATTCGGTACTAGGAGGTGTAAATATGTTATTATCTATCTGGATATTTATATACTCCAATGTTAAGATGATATTATTATCTGTAATTATGTTTGTAAGTAATGTTTTAACCTTTTTAAGTTGATCTGCATCAATGCCTGTTAATTTTGATGTAGTTAAACCATTAATTATTTCTTCACGTTTACTAATATTATCTCTCATTTCTTTTAGGATATCCATTAAATTATCAAAAAATATTGTTCTTAGCAAGATTTGTTTTAATTGTCTCTTTAATTCATTAACAGTTGGTAATTCCGTAGTCTTCTTCCAAAAATCCTTATTTGTATCAATATTTTTTTTAACATCATCAAAGAGTTTTAAAATGTTTTTAATTGAATCTACATTTAGGTTTCCAATATCATCTTTAATTCTATTTAATTGTCTTGATATATTGAGAGGCTGTGTTTTATACTGTGGATCTCTAAATTTATTCCATAATGCATTTAATGGGTCTTGTAAATGTGATATAATTTTTGATTCTATTTGCTCTTGATTAGTAGTATTTCTTTTATATTTTAGCACTTCATCAATTCTAGATTTAGCTTTTGCTTCTGCTGCGGCATCCTCTTCCTGCTTTTTCAACTCTTGCTGCTTTTTCAACTCTTGCTGCTTTTTCAACTCTTCTGCTGCTGCTCTTTCTGCTTCTGCTGCTGCTGCTGCTGCTGCTGCTGTATTCCTTTTTACCTCTTCTTCTAGTGCCTTCCTTTTCACCTCTTCATCATCTTCTGCTGCATTCATTATCAAGTCTTCTTCTACTGCATTCCTTATCAAGTCTTTTTCTACTACCTTCCTTTTCACCTCTTCTGCTGCCTTCCTTTTCAACTCTTCTGCTGCTGCTATATTCCTTTTCAACTCTTCTGCTGCTGCTGCATTCCTTTTCAACTCTTCTGCTGCTGCTGCATTCCTTTTCAACTCTTCTTCTAGTGCCTTCTTTTTCAACTCTTCTTCTGCTGCCTTCTTTTTCAACTCTTCTTCTAGTGCCTTCTTTTTCAACTCTTCTTCTGCTGCCTTCTTTTTCAACTCTTCTGCTGCTGTATTCCTTTTCAACTCTTCTGCTGCTGCTTGCTCTGCTGCTGTCTCATTATCATTGTATGCTCCTCCATTTGCACTTACACCATTTACAATTGTTGCAGCTAGCACATCTGTATTATTATCATCGTTCACTACATTATCATCATTTCCATCATTCCCATCATCATCATTTTCATCATCATTATTTAAGGCATTAGATGTAGCTGCTGCTATTATTGCGGCATCATTCCCATCATTCCCATCATCATCATTTTCATCATCATTATTTAAGGCATTAGATGTAGCTGCTGCTATTATTGCGGCATCATTCCCATCATTTCCATCATCATCATTTTTATCATCATTATTTCCATCATCATCATTATTTAAGGCATTAGATGTAGCTGCTGCTATTATTGCGGCATCATTCCCATCATTATTTAACGGATTAGATGTTGTTGTATCATCTCCTCTGTCTACTTCAAGTGGTATCTCTTCTTGTGTTTGATTTCCCATATCTGCTTGCTGTATTTCTGGTCTCTCTTCAGATGTTTGATTTCCCATATCTGCTTGCTGTATTTCTGGTCTCTCTTCAGATGTTTGATTTCCCATATCTGCTTGCTGTTTTGTTGGTCCCTCTGGTCTCTCTGGTCCCTCTGGTCCCTCTGGTCTCTCTGGTCCCTCTGGTCTCTCTGGACCCTCTGGTCTCTCTGGTCCCTCTGGTCTCTCTGGTCCCTCTGGTCTCTCTGGTCCCTCTGGTCCCTCTGGTCTCTCTGGTCTCTCTGGTCCCTCTGGTCTCTCTGGTCCATCTGGTCTCTCTGGTCTCTCTGGTCCCTCTGGTCTCTCTGGTAGACCTGCTGTTGTTCTACGTCCTGCTACATTTGGAAGTACTATTTCAGTAGTATCGCTACTTTTTTGAAATAACGCTTTAATTAAATTCTCAAGCTTTTCATCGGTTATCTTAATTCCATTATCTAGTAATAATTTTTTAATTTCATTAATAATCTCCTCAATACTTGCTTCTGGATTTGTATTTAAATCACGTATGAGTTTTTCAATCTTTATTTTCATTTCTTTAACTCTATCACTTTGTGTAATTGTTGCTGTTATTTTATCTAGAACATTAAATAGGTTTGTTTGAAAATTAATAATATCACTTTTACTATATCTAATTTTTTTAAATAAATCTGTAAGTTCATCATATTGATCACAATTGCCATAATGTGAATCAGAACAAATTTTAGTAAAAAGATTTTTTAACATAAATTGTGTAAATGGAACTGAAAAACGCTCGTTATCTGATAACATATGTTCGCCATATTGTTTCAAAGCATCTGTTATATTTTCTTCCTCTGAACTCGATAAACTTTTATTTTTAATTAAAAGTAAGTTATGAATATATAAGATAATTCTAATATATATTTTTAAAGTGTATTTCAATTCTAATAATTCACTTTGATTCATTATTATACTTTTTTCCATCGTATTATTATATTATTATATTTACTATATAATATTAATTACAAATATTATTTAAAAATATAATTTAAAAATATTATTTAAAAATATTATTTAAAAATATTATTTAAAAATATTATTTAAAAATATTAATTACAAATATTAAAATATTATATAGTAAATATATTAATATGCCTAGTAACGCTCTATTAGAAGAAGAAGATAAAAAATGGTTACAGTTACTAGAATTTATTAAGCGTAAATACGGCGAAGATAAAGCAGAGTTTATTAGAATAAATGATTATGAAAAAAGAAATGGAAGAAGTGTTTCTGATTATTATAATATGGGTTCTCAAAATCTATCATTATCTGAATTGTTAAAAAGACAATCTTTTTTAACCAAAGTTCTAAGTTCTTCTGAAACAGAAGAAAGCATAGCACAATTTACGCAAATTTATAATGAAACAAATAAATTAATGAAAACATTAGATGGCTCACAAGAGAATGTATATATTAAATGTAATCCGGTTGACGATAATGGAAATGTTATAGATGAAACTAATAATACAATTGGAACAAATTTAGGTAGTTTAAATTCTATGCTTGATGAAGTAGGAAGTAGCTTTGGACCTATGTTTTTATATAATAATATAGGTTTACAAACATTTATAAGTGTAATATTTTTTATTATAGTTTATTATGTAGGAAAATATATTTTTATAGATTATCCAAAAAATATGATTTCAAGACGTTTATAAGTAATAAAAAATATTAAATATTAGAAGCACTATATGTATCACATACAACAGGGTTATAATTTTCTATGCTAGCAATATTTTTTGGATGTTGCTCTATTAAGGAAACCATTTCTTCTTCTAAAGATTTAGAATTTAAATGAGTGTTCAATACTTTCATTTTTGAAGATTTGTTACTTTCGGACGGAGCCATAACTTTATGATCAACCTTTTTAGACCGTTGTAAGAATACATAAGCAACAATAGCAAACAATAATGCAATAAGAGGATTACTATTAATTAATATTATTATGAAAATAATAATAAGAGAGAAATACATATAAATATTATTTATATGTGGAGCAAAATTATATGGTGTTGATACATTACTTAATAAATATAATAATAATAGTACAATAAAGATTATTTCGTGTGATTTAATATCGGCCAAGTTCCTAGTGTTACTCTTTAAAATATTGGTGATCTTTTTAATAGGATCCATTATAGTATATTATAATATTTTATTAAAATAAAATATTTTAATAAAAATCAAAATTGTTTTAATTATTTATTAAAAACGCTTAAAATTAAAGTTACAAATTATAAATAACTAATAAATAATAAAATAATATGCTAATTAAAAAAATTAGTCCTAAAAACAGAGAGAATTATAATGATTTATCTCAAGTTATAGAAAATTTAAAAAAAAATGGTATTAACAGTTATTTAGGTGCTAAAGGCTATACTATATATAAGTTATGTTTAACTCCTAAAATAATAGATTTCATAAAAAATGAATTAACAGTAAAACCAATGCTACAAAATTCGTATGCTGAAGCTAAATCATTTCCAATTTATCAAGAGTCGGAAAAAAAAATATATGTTCCTCGTCATTGGGGTATAAATATGTTTGGTTATCCTAAAATGTTAAAAATCCCTTTTGGAGAAAATATAAGTTTAAAATTTGAGGGGTCATTGAGAGATTATCAAACAAATGTGCTAAATGAATATTTGAAAGCTATAGAATTTGGTGTTAGTGATGACAAAAATAAAGGTAATGGGTCAGCACTAATTGAACTATGGACTGGAGCAGGAAAGACCGTTTTAGGACTTAAAATTATTGAAGTGTTGAAAAAAAAAACAATCATTTTTGTCCATAAAACATTTCTAAAAAATCAATGGATTGAACGAATTCAGCAATATTTACCAAATGCTCGCATAGGTTCCATTCAAGGTCAAAATATTGACATTGAAAATAAAGACATTGTTTTAGCTATGATACAAAGCGTTAGTATTAAGACTTATAATGACACATTATTTGACAGTTTTGGTTTAAGTATTTATGATGAATGTCATCATATGTCGAGCGAGGTATTTTGTAATTGCTTAAAAAAATGTAATACATTATATGGACTTGGATTAAGCGCAACAATGAATAGAAAAGACGGACTAACAAATGTGTTTAAAATGTATTTAGGTGATATTTGTTATAAACATTGTAAAAAAGGCAATGAAGATGCGGTATTAGTAAAAGCAATAGAATTTACTATTGATGACCACGAATATAATGAAGTAGAACGCGACTTTAGAGGACAAGTTAAATATAGCACAATGGTAAATAAGGTTTCTAATTTAAATTTACGCAGTGACTTTATTATATATGTGTTAGAAAGCGAACTATTTATTAATCCAAACCAACAATTTATTGTATTAGCGCAAACTAAAAGTTTATTAAATTATTTATATAAAGCATTACTTCATAAAAATTTTGCTTCTGTGGGCTATTATATTGGAGGTATGAAAGAAAGTGAATTAAAAAAATCAGAGAGTAAAAATATCATTTTAGCAACATTTAGTATGGCTGCTGAAGCATTAGATATTAAGTCTTTGACAAGTCTTCTTTTAGCAAGTCCAAAATCCGATATTGTTCAAGCTGTAGGCCGAATTTTGAGAGAAAAGCATAGTAATCCATTAGTAATAGATATTATAGATGGTCACGATGTATTTCAAAATCAATTTAAAAAGCGTAGAGCATTTTATAACCAAAAAAACTATAGAATATTTCGCACTTCTAACAAAAACTATGAGCAATATGTAAAATATATGCGTTCATTAAATGAAAACACTGCAAATCCTAGTCCTAGTCTTGGTCCTAATAATCTATTAAAAATAGAAAATGAATTATTTAATATTGATAAAGAAGAAACTTGTAATATATTGACTAAAGTTCAAAACTTATGGAATTATTTATTAATAAAGAAAAATAAAACTAAAAATAAAAATATTGATTTTAACGATTTTAATGATTTTAATGATGTTAATGATGTTAATACTAGTAATGCTAGTAATAAAAACAATGAATATAAATGTCTTATAAAACTATAAAACAAAAAATATTAACATATAAAATATTAACATATAAAATATTATTATTAATTAATACTATAGTATATAGCTATGCAAAGCATTGAAAAACCTATAAGTAAAAAAACTATAAGAGAAACAGCACCTCCAAAAGAAGCAGCACCTCTAAAAGAAGCAGCACCTCTAAAAGAAGAAGCACCTCCAAGAGAAGCAGCACCACCAAGAGAAGCAGCACCTCTAAAAGAAGTAGCACCACCAAGAGAAGCAGCACCTATTAATGAAACTAATATCAACCATGAAGAAATAGCATGGAAGATTATTGATAAATTTTTTGCTCAAGACCCAAATATTTTAGTTAAGCATCATTTAGAATCGTATAATGATTTTTTTAATAATAAGATACATAATATTTTCAAAGAAAAAAATCCAATATTAATAATGAAAGAGCAAGATGAAGAAACAAAAGAATATAATTATAAAGCAGAATTATACATAGGCGGAAGCACAGGTAAATTAATATACTTTGGTAAACCTATAATATATGATGAGCATAGAGAACACTATATGTTTCCTAATGAAGCACGTTTAAGAAATATGACATATGCTATAACAATACACGTGGATGTAGAAGTAGTGTATTATATTATGAATGAAGACGGAGCATATGTAGAAACAAGATCTTTATTAGAAAAAATCTATTTAGGAAAATTTCCTATTATGTTAAATTCGGATTTATGTATTTTAAATAGTTTAGATAAAATTACAAGATTTAATATGGGTGAGTGCAGAAATGACCGAGGAGGGTATTTCATTATTGATGGTAAAGAGAAAGTTCTCATAAGTCAAGAAAAATTTGCAGATAATATGTTATATATTAAATCTGATTTTAATGAGTTATATAGTCATTCAGCAGAAATTAGATCAGTTTCAGAAGATGCATCAAAACCTATTAGAACTCTTAGTATAAGAATATTACGACCTGATACCAAGAACAGCAATAATCAAATATTAGTCAATGTTCCAAATGTTCGCAAGCCTGTGCCTTTATTTATACTAATGAGAGCATTAGGTATAGCAAGCGATAAAGAAATAATTAAAATGTGTCTATTAGATTTAGAAAAATATCATAACTATATTCCACTATTTATTCCATCTATATATGATGCAGGAAATATTTTTAATCAGGAAGTAGCGTTAAAATATTTAGCAACACTAACAAAAGGAAAAACGCTAGCACACATTATGGAAATATTAATGGACTATTTTCTGCCTCATATAGGAGAAAACAATCTTAATGATAAGGCTTTTTTCATAGGTCATATGGTAAAAGAATTATTACAAGTTTATAAAAATGATAAAAAACCAACTGATCGAGACTCCTTTAAATTTAAAAGAGTAGAGCTAGCTGGAACACTTATTTATGATTTATTTAAAGAATATTATACGTTGCAACAAAAGCACATTTTTCAGAAAATAGATAAAGAATATTATTATAAGCAGGGTATTTATCAAAAAGATTTTATTAGTCTAATAGAAAATAATTATTTAGAATATTTCAAAGAGCATATTTTAGAAAATGGATTTAGAAAAGCATTCAAAGGTAATTGGGGAGCAGAAGAACATACAAAACGCCCCGAAGTTGTGCAAGATTTAAATAGACTATCATATAATTCTTTTCTGTCTCATTTACGAAAATTGAATTTACCTCTTGATTCAAGTGCTAAAGTAATTGGT